GGACTTATTAGATATGTGGCAACGAAAAAAACAAGAATTAGATAAACTTTATAATTACAATCAACAAAAGGGGAAAGAATTAGATAGATCGTCAAGAATAAATTATGATTTAGCAGTTTTACTAAGTAAATATGATTCGTTTTTAGAATGGAAAGAAAAAGAAAAGGTTCTGGAACAAACTATAAATATTGACAAAGCTTATGACCAAATTAGTTTGCCGAAAATAAACAATATAAATGGTCATGAGCAAATAGACAAAGAGTTTGCAGACATACTTGATGATTTGTTTTAATGGAGGTGTTGTATTTGAATGAAAGCACAGAAGTAAAAGATATTAATAATATTCAAAACGAAATTCTTTTAGTTGGTTGTTTTTATAAAAATCCTGACTTATATGTTTCTTGGGGGCAGTATATAAGGAGCAAATATGATTTGGATGACGAAGTGACAAAGTTTTTTTATGATACATATGAATTAATGTATAAATTAAATATATTTATGAGCCAAGACAAAGACAGATTATCTGCATATAAAAAATACGGTGGCTTTAAGTTAGTTGTAAAATGGATGCAATTAGCAGACATAGACGATTTTAAAAACTATTTTAATATAGTAAAAAAATATTCTCTAGTGAGAGAATATCAACGCAATGGCTATCCTGTGCAAAAAATCATGCAACATAAAAAATTTAACGAGTGGACTGCAACAGATATTTATAAAATTATTAGAGCCAAAGCAGATAAGATAAATACAGTAATTTTAGCCAACGAAGAAAGTGTTGTACTTAACGAAAACATAGAGAAATCAATTAGTACTTTTTTAATTAAACCTCAAATAGGATTAGAAATGCCCTATGAATTAATGAATTCGATGTTTCGGGGTTGTAGATCTGGCAAAGCCGTATTCAATGGATTTTTAAGCAACGAAGGGAAAACTAGAAATCTAATGAAGTTAATGGCATACATTACTCTTATCAAAAACGAAAAGTTTTTATTGTTAAGTAATGAAATGGATGAAGAAGATTTGCGCAGTTGTTTAATTACTACAGTGGTTAATAATCAAGAGTTTCAAACGATTCACCAAATTGACATTTGCAAACCAGAAAGAGAAATTGTATTGGGATTATATAGAGATGCTAATGGAAATTTTATCGAAAGAAAGGTTGATTCCCGTGGGGAATTTGTTGAAACTGAAGAAGAATATATTTATAGGGTGTATAAATGTTCTCCAGAATACAATAAAATTCTTGAAGTAGGGAAATGGATAGATAGTAAAAAAGAGAAACAAATATTTTTTAAAGATGTTGGTGGCGATTATTCCGATCAAGCATTAGAATTTGAATATAGAAAACATAATATTATTTATGGAGTTAAATATGCTGGATATGATACCTTAAAAGGGTACAACAACGACAATTGGGAACTAATTAAGCAAACGGCAACAAAATTAAAAGAAGTGACTAAAGAATTAAAAATGTTTTTGTGGGCGGTTTTTCAATTAACAGATGATACAGTCTGGACAGATATATTTAAATTAAGTAGTAATAATATTGCCAACGCAAAACAAATGAAGCATGTTGTTGATATGTTGACGATAGGAAAAAGAATTCCAAAAGAAGATTATTCTAAATACAATTATATTTCTAGTCAAGATTGGGGCAACACTATTCCAAAGTCTTTAGATATCAAAAAAACATATTACGCAATTTGTATTGACAAAAATAGAGGTGGAGCTAAAGATAAGTTGTTGTTATTTGAAGTTGACTTAAATTATAATACTTGGTATGAAGTTGGTTACATCATCAGAGCAAATAATGGCAAGTGAATAGCTAATATTAAAATGTGGAGGCTCGCATGAATGGCAAAGACTTAAAAAGTCATATTTTTACACATAACTTGATTCCACAAATATTGGAGTCTGTTGGATGTCATCACATCAAATATCATCATACATATTGGTCTTGTGCAAATTATAATGGGGACAATACAACCGCCATTTCAATTTATAATACAGAATACATTAATGTTGTAAATTACACTAGAGATATAACGTCAAATGGAAAATTACCTTCAGATTTAATATCTTTAGTGGGGTTTAATAAACAACTAACTCCATTTGCAAGCATCAAATTTGTTTGCGACATAATTGGAATTAGTTATTATCATAATTTTGATGAGCAATTGCCAGAAAGCTTAAGAATTACTAAGTTAATTTATAATTTACAACAATCAAATTTAGACATAGATGATAATCTGCCTTTAAAGCCAATTAGTCAAAATATACTTTCTTATTATAAACCATATGTCAACGACATGTTTTTACAAGACAATATTAGTTATGAAACACAACAAGAATTTGGCATTGGTTATGATCCTGAAAGCAATCGCATTACAATTCCCATATATTCTGAAATAAATGATCTGATTGGAGTAAAAGGTAGATTATTTCAAAATCATATAGAACCTTGGGAACAAAAATACATATATCTTGAGCCCTGTACAAAATCAAAGGTTCTTTATGGACTAAATAAAACATATCCATTTATTAAAAGACTTGGAAAAGTGTATATATTTGAATCTGAAAAAGCGACGATGCAAGCATGGTCAATGGGATTTTATAATACAGTTTCCATCGGTGGGAAAAAGATTTCACAGACACAAATTGACAAATTAACTAGATTAGGAGTTGATTTAATATTCGCTTTTGACAAAGATGTTAACAAACCTGAGTTAGAAGACATTGCGGATAAATTTATAGACAAAATAAACATTTATTGTATTATTGATGACAAGCATATATTGCAGGAAAAAGAGTCTCCAACCGACAAAGAAGAAAATTGGCAAAATCTTATCACAAAATGTATATACAAAATTAAGTAATTAGTGTATAATGTAATAATTAACTTATAATTTTATTAAAAGGCGGTAATGTTTATGAGATTTAAATTAATACCTGGAAGCACTAATGATATTAAACGTCCCAAAGAAACTGTATTGTTAAATCGGGGCATTGTAAATCCTCAAGAGTATTTAAATTTGAATGATTCAGTTTTGTATGATTGGAGTTTATTAGACAATATACAAGAGGCTATAAGTTGTTTGTTAAAACATTTGAACAATAATAGTTACATACATATTTTAGTGGATTGTGATTGTGATGGATATACGTCCGCAGCAATGCTATATAAATATTTGAAGCTTTTAAATTCAAATGTTAATGTATCTTATTCTTTGCATAGGCAAAAACAACATGGTATATCAGATGACATACAAATACCACAAGATATAAATTTATTAATTGTGCCAGATGCAGGAACTAACGATGTACAACAATGTCAAAAATTACAAGAAAAAAATATTGATATTATAATATTGGATCATCATATTATTGATGTGCAAAATCCATATGCAATTGTTGTTAATTGTCAAATGGGCAATTATTTAAATACAAATTTATCTGGTGCAGGCGTTACATATAAATTTCTTCAAGCCTTGGATGAAGCACATTGGGTTAATTATGCCAATAACTTTTTAGATTTAGTTGCATTGGGAAATATTGCAGATTGCATGGACATTAAATCGTATGAAACCAAAAGACTTATTGAAAAAGGATTAAATAAAATTAAAAATAAATTATTGCAAGCATTAATTAACAAGCAATCGTATTCGATGAACAATATTATTAATATCATTAGTGTGCAATGGTATGTTGTGCCATTAATTAATGCAATGATACGCTCTGGAGATTCTGATGAAAAAGAATTAATGTTTAAGGCATTTGTTGAAGAAGATGAATGGTTTAAATATAAGCCTCGAAAAAAATCAAAAGACGATCCAGAACCAATTGAAATACTTGAAGACATATATTCTAGGGTTGCTAGATTGTGTGGAAATGCTAAAGCAAGACAAGCAAAACTCACACATTCAGGTGGAGATAAAATTGACGAATTAATTTATAAAAATAATTTTCATAATAACAAAATTATTTTTGCAAATGTCACGGACATTTTAGACGAAAATATGACTGGTATGGTTGCAATTAAAATCGCAGAAAAATATAACAAACCTTGTGTTTTATTGCGAAAAAAAGATAATGATTGTTTTTCAGGTAGTTCTAGAAACATAGATGACTCTCCTATTGAAAATTTTAAAGATTTTTTAGAAAATACACAACTGTTTAAATATTGTACTGGTCACCAAGGAGCGTTTGGAGTTGGTATTGCCAAAGAAAATATCCCCTTGGTAATACAAAAAACAAACGAATTACTAAAAGATGTTGATTTTTCACATTGTTATGCTGTTGACTTTATTCTTGACTCAAACGAGTTAAATATTAAATTTATAAAAGACATGAATGATCTCAAAAATATTTATGGGCAAGGACTTAAAGAAAGTTTTGTGGTTATCAAAAATATTAGTGTAAATAAACAACAAATTGAATTAATGGGGAAAGAAAAAAATACGTGGAAATTTTATTTAAACGATGAAATTGCTTTCGTTAAATTTCAATGTACAACTCAAGATGAAATATTGACTTGGCTCAATAGCTGGGATTCCGAACAAGATGAGATTATAATAAATGTGATTGGCACAGTTGGAGTTAATAATTTCAAAGGCATTTTAACATGTCAAGTCATTGTTGAACAATATGAAATTGGAAAGGATGACTGTATTTTATGATTCATTTACATACTCATGATGCTAAAGGATCTCTTTTAGACTCTACATTAAGCGTAGAACAAATTGCCAAATTTGCATCTGACAATCAACAAGAAGCTATAGCTATAACCAATCATGGATATATGAGCTCATTTGTAGATTTTGCCAAAGCTTGTCACAAATACAATGTTAAACCTATATTTGGTTGTGAGATTTATGAAGTAGACGATATGTTTGAAAAGCAAGACACCAAGGAATATTCACAGCCACGACATCATTTAGTTTTGTTAGCACAAAATCAAGTAGGATTAAAAAATCTGTTTAAAATTGTTTCTGAAGCATGTACAGTAGGATTTTATAAAAAACCAAGAATTGATATTGATTATATTAAAAAACATGGATGGGGGAATGGCATTGTCTGTTTAACCGCATGTCAAGCAGGTAGGCTAAGTCGACTGCTAGTAAAAGATGAAATTGATTTAACACAACAATTTATTTTAAGATTACAAAATACCTTTAGCTATGTGTATTGTGAAATACAATCTCACAATACGCCAGAACAAATTACAGCAAACACTAAAATTGTAAAATTTGCCAAAGATCATCAATTGCCATATGTCATTACTACGGACGCTCATATGTCAAATAAAAATCAAATAGACACACATGCAATTTTTGTCAAAATATCTGCGGATAGAGATGTGGGAGAAAGTTATACAGACTGTTATTTGCAAACAGAACAAGATGTTTATACGACAATGAAAAACAACTTCGAAGAGAGAGATGTTGCACAAGGCATCAACGAGACTCATAATATTTCAAAAATAATAGAAAATATAGACATTGGACTTAACAAAGGAACCATAATGCCAAAAGTTATCATACAAGAAGGGTTTCAGGATAATAAAGAATATTTAAAACATCTAATTTATAATAATTTTGATAAAAAATTTAAACGTTTGTCTGATGATGAAAAACAAACAAGAATAGATAGAATTGAAATGGAATTGCCTATTTTGTACGCTTTAAATTACACAGATTATTTTATTGCACTCTATATGTTGTCCGAAGAAGCTAATGTAAGAAAGATTCCTAGGGGTTATAGTCGAGGCAGCGGAGCTAATTGTCTTTGTTTATATGTGCTTGGAGTGACACAAATTGATAGTGTAAAATGGGATTTAGATTTTTCAAGGTTTGCTAATTTAGGGAGAAGATCTGTTGCAGACTTTGATTGGGATATTTCAAAGAGACGAAGAAAAGAAATGATTGAAATATCTGAAATGTTATTTGGTAAAGAATTTGTTGCCCCCATTGCAACCTTCAATACTCTCAGTACTAAGGTTGCAATTAGAGATGTTGGAAAAGTATTAGATGAAGATCAAAGTGGTAATTATTATCAAAAGATTCCATATAAGGTGCGAGATGATGTAGCTAAAATGATTCCCACTATCAAAACAATTAATGACTTAGGGGAAGAAGAAGAAAAAGACGTTCTGTTACGAGAAGTCTTATTTAAAAACGAAAAACTAAAAGATATATATGAACAATATCCTTTGTGGTTTAAGTATGTTATAGAACTTGAAGGTTTACCTAAAAGCATGGGAAGACATGCAGCAGGAACACTAATTACTCCCAATCCAATTCTAGAATATTGTCCTATTTGTTATGATTCAGAAGACAATATAATGGTGCAATTAGAAATGCATTCTACTATGGACGATTTAGGTTTAACCAAAATGGACTACTTAGGTCTTGAAACGGTTGATGTGATTGACGATACACTGACCATGGCAAATTTGACATGGGAAGATGTCAATATTGATTGTCTCGATTTAGCCGATCAAAAAGTCTTTGATGAAATTTATAAAAAAGGAAATACTGTAGGGATTTTTCAAATGGAGTCTGCTGAAGCAAAGAAAATGTGCATTGAAGCTCAAGTGGACGATATAGAATCAATTATTGTTATCAATGCTGCAAATAGACCAGGAACAAAAGATAATTTTCCTGTCTATTGTAAAAATAAATTATATCCAAATGACGTTCATGTGTTACATGAAGATTTAAAACAAATTTTTAGTAAAACTCAATATGTATTGCTGTATCAAGAACAAGCTTTGCAATTGTTTAGATATGCTGGATTTCCTGAAGATATGGTGGATTCTGCCAGAAGAAGTATCGGTAAAAAATTGAAAGATGTGATGGAAAAATTATTTATTGACTTTGAAAAAGGATTAAAAGTTAAAGGTTGGCAAGATTATCAAATAAATGAAATATGGCAATTGATGCTCAGACAAGCGGAATATTCTTTTAATCGTGGGCATTCGGTCGCATATGGTTTATTAAGTTATTTAACAGCTTATTTAAAAGTGCATTATCCTTTATTTTTTATGACTGCTTGTTTGACGGCAAAAAGTGACAATATTTCTAAGTTAGGAATCTTTATAAACGAATGTCATAGATTAGATATTATAGTCTCTCCTCCACATATTAATCATTCTAATAAATACTTTACTGCCCTTAAAGAAAAAAATGCAATTCTGTTTGGATTGCTTGCAATTAAAGGTATTGGTGAATCTGTTGTAAATGTAATTATGGAAAATAGACCTTATGCAAATTTTGAAACTTTTGTACAAAAAACACAATCATCTGCTAAAGTCGACAAGGGTACAATTATTGCTTTGGCAAAGAGTGGTGCTTTTCCAACAAAAAATAAAAAGAATTTTTTGCTAAAATATGCAGATTCTTTATTTGAAAACACTTATAAAAATGAAATTTTTGAGGATAGAAAATCGCTACCTTCTATTAAAGAGTTAAAAGAGACTTGGGGAATTGACACGGAGCATATTAAGAATCAAGAAGTGCGCTTAAAGCTCTATAATGAACAAAGAAAAGTTAAGTTTGACAATGAAGAGGTCAATCGAATTTTTAATAAAGAAAGTGCTAGAAATATGTTCTTGCAAGCATTTTCAGAAAAATATTTACAAGAAGAATATATGTGGGAATTTGAAACATTATCTATGTTTTTAACATCTAATCCATTAGATGACGCCTATCAGTACATAACTCCGTGGAACAATGTTGACGATGGGCTTGAAACGGTTATATTGTGTGTTATTGTAGACATTAAAAGGAAAAAAGATAAAAATGGAAATGCATTTGCTTATTTAGACCTTTATACTCCATTTGGAGTCATTGAATCTACATGTTGGGCAGGACAGTATAAACAATATAATGATTTAATTAAAAAAGGCAATTGCTTGTCAGTGTTGGGACGAAAACGAGATGGACAATTTTTTGTCAAATCTATGAAAACGTATGAAACATGGAAACAAGACATGAAAGAAAATAGAAAATTAATAATTTCTTGATGGAGGACACATATGGAAAATGTTTATAAATTTAAGATTATCCCACAACATGAACGATATTATAATCAAGATGCCAATTGGGGTGTATATACTTTTATTACTTCGGATGATATTCCAGAATATGATATATTTAAAGATCCATTTGGAGCTGAAGTTGTTGAGGTAAAAATGAGTAGTTTGGTAGGAAAAATGCAACAATTATATCTTGGTTCTGAATATTATATTGTCGCAAAATTAGAATTTAATAAAAAATATAATGCTTGGAACTACACGCCTACATCTGTTTCGGCAATCATACCAAAAACAATAGAAAATCAAAAAAATTTTTTAGAAGCATTGATTACAAAAAAACAAGTAGACTCATTAATTAATGCATATCCCAACATTGTCGAAGACGTTATTAATGGGCAAACAGAAATAGATTATTCTAAAACAAAGTGGATAAAAGAATATACGTGGAACAATATAAAAGACAAAATTATTAACAACTATGTTATTTCTGACATATTATTGTTGTTGCAACCTTTAGGCGTTACATATACCATGATCAAAAAACTCATCAGTAATCATTCAAATGCCACGTTACTTAAACAAGAATTGCTAAACAACCCATATATGTTAACCGAAATTCATGGACTGGGTTTTACAAAAGTTGATGGCTTGGCATTAAAATTAAAGCCAGAACTTCGAGAAAGTTCTAAAAGAACATATGCTTTTATGAAATATTATTTACAATTAATTGGAGCAAACAATGGTCACACGTGGATTACACTTGATGAACTTGAATCTGCTATTAGAGATAATATTTGTGAGTGCGAAAACATATATCATGACATCATAGATGCTGAAAAACAAACTAAATTTTTCTTATATATAGAAGATGATAAAGTAGGGCTAATGCAATATAGAATGGTTGAAGTCGGGATTTTTGAAATATTAAAAGACTTAAATTGTTATAATACACAATGGAATATTAATGTTGAAGCTGGTATTCAAGAAGCAGAAATTGAACAAGGATTTTTATTAACTGACGAACAAAAACAAGTCGTTGCAAACGCCACCAAGAATAATGTAGTTTTAATTAGTGGAAAAGCAGGTGTTGGGAAAAGTGTTAGTCTTAGAGCTATTTTGAGAATATATAAAAATTACTCTGTTTGTTGTGTTGCATTATCTGCAAAAGCAGCGCAACGCATAAAGGAAGCTACAGGACATCCATCATCTACAATTCATAGACTGTTAGGTGCAAAAGGTTTTCATGAATTTGAATATAATGAAATGAATCCACTACCTTTTGATGTTGTTGTTTTAGATGAAAGCAGTATGGTGAATGCACCAATATACTATTGTTTATTAAAAGCTATAAAGCCAGGAGCTAAAATTATTATGTGTGGAGATAATAAGCAATTACCACCTATTGGATATGGCAATATTTTTAGCGATCTTTTAAACATGTCTAGCATCTTTAATGTAAACCAATTAACAAAAGTTATGCGACAAGCAGAATTATCGGGAATTCTTTCAGACGCAAATAAAATAAGAGAAGGTATTAATCCTGTTGAACAGCCTGAATTAAAATTAATTCATGGTGAATTACAAGACATGTATTATATGTTTCGAGAAAACAGAGAAGCTTTAAATGATATTGCTATTAAAACATTTTTAAAAACAATTGAAGATTCAAACGTTGGTATTGACGAAACTATTATAGTTGTCCCAAGAAAGCAAGATTGTATCAATAGCACACATGAAATTAATATTCAAATTCAAGATGCATTATTAGACAAAAGTGTGCCATTTATATTAAAAAATAATATTAAATTCAAATTAGGAGCAAAAGTAATGCAAATTGAAAACAATTATGATAAAAATATTTTTAATGGAGATATCGGATATGTAGACAAAATATGGCAAGATGATAAAAATAATACAGAACATTTTCAAATTAAATTTCAAGACAGAACTGTTGAATATTCAAAAAACGAATTATCACAAATAGATTTTGCATATGCTCTCACATGTCATAAATGCCAAGGTTCAGGTTATCATACAGTCATTGCAATTATAGATACAACACACTATACTTTGCTGGATACGCACATGCTATATACTATGATTACAAGAGCAAAAAAAAGGTGTTTACTGTTAGCAGACCCAAAGGCTTTTAAAAGATGTCTTGACAACAATTGTTCTACTATAAGAAAAACTTGGCTTCCAAACTTAGTTTAATTAATATTTATAATTAATTTAAAAATATTTCTCCTAGACCTTGACACATTATATTTTATATGATATAATCATAAGTAGATTTAGCAATATATATTTTGTTATTAGTAATTAAAATAAAAAGATTGGAGTTATACAAATGTATAATTTACCACGAAAACGAGAAAAGGACAATGGTGAGAAGTGTGAAAACAATAAGAAGAACAAGACAACATAATTTTTATGATTATGAACCCGAAGATGATATTTGTCATGACAGGGTTAAAATACATAATAAAAAAGATCCATATGAGCGTATGACGGGTTGGATGGGGAAAAATTATCTTGATGAACATAGTTTTATTTTTGAATATGTCGATTTGGACAGTTTGTTAAGTAAAACCGAGTATATTAGGGAGGTGCTAAGCTATAGTGATTGGGAAGTAAAGTATTTGGATATGGATTTAGATAAGAAAACGTAAATTAGATTCGAATAGAAAATAGTAAGTAATTTAAAATTATTACATAAAGGAGCTTTATTAGTCATGCAAATACAAAAACGCAACGGAACATTTGTTGAATTTGACTCTGATAGAATTATTAATGCTATAAATAAAGCTGCAATTGAAACAATAGACGGAATTGATGAAAAACTGTCTAAAAGAATAGCAGACTCAATTAAAAAAGACATTATAGATAACAATGAAATTAATACAGTAGAACAAATTCAAGACTTAGTAGAATCTAAACTTATGGCAAGCAATCGTAAAGATGTTGCAAAAAAATATATTCTTTATAGAGAATATAGAAATCAAAGCAGGAATCGAGAATCTAAATATAAATTATTAGATGATGAATTCATTAGTAAATACAAACATTTACCTAATCCTATGAGTCCTTTAGGAGAATTTGTATATTATAGAACATATTCTCGATGGCTACCAGAAGAAAAACGAAGAGAGTATTGGTGGGAAACATGTCGCAGAGCCGTAGAATTTAATTGTCAATGTATTGATAATGTACCAAAAGAAGAGGCGTATCAGCTGTATGACAATATGTATAATCTGAGAAAATTTTTATCGGGAAGGACTATGTGGGTTGGATTAACCGATGTAGCAAAGCAATATGGAATAGCGAATTACAATTGCTCTTTTGCCATAATAGATGATTTTACTAAATTTAAAGATTTGTTTTATATATTAATGGTAGGTTCGGGATTTGGATTTAGGATACTAAAATCTGATGTAAACAAATTACCCATGATAAAAACTCAATTTAATGCTATTCATGAACAATATACACCTATTTCAAAATATAAAAGAGAGGATAATACGTCTATTACATTTATAAAAACAGTTGCTCAAATGATTATTGGTGATAGTAAAGAAGGCTGGGCACAAGCATTAGATTTTTTCTTAAAAATATTATACGAAAAAGATTATAAAAATATAGACACCATTATAATTAATTATAATAATGTACGTCCAAAAGGCGAAAAGTTAAAACGATTTGGAGGCGCCGCATCAGGATATGAATCTTTAAAAAATATGTTTGAGAAAATAACATTGGTCTTACAAAAATTAGGCAGAGAAACCAATTCAAATTATTGCAAGCTACGTCCTATTCAATGTCTTGATATCGCAAATATAATCGGCGAAAATGTCGTTGTTGGGGGTGTGAGAAGAACTGCAGAAGCTGGACTTATTGACTCAGATGATCAAGAATGCATAGAATCTAAAGCAGGATTATATTATCAAGACGTTAATAATAATTGGATTGAAAATAAAGGCATTGCACATAGAAAAATGAGTAACAATTCAATTTTTTATAATGATAAGCCAACTAGAGAACAATTAAATTGGCAAATTAAACAAATGAGATATTCTGGTGAACCTGCTTTTGTAAATGCGACTGCAGCTAAAAAACGCAGAAAGGATTTTAAAGGGCTTAATCCTTGTTTTGAAATTTTATTAGACGATTATGGTCTATGCAATCTCACAACTATTAATATATTGGCTTTTTGTAAAAATGGTATGTTAGACTTAAATGCATTACTAGAAGCACAAAAATTATCAGTTAAAGCAGGACTAAGGATGACATGTTTGCCACTAGAATTACACAAATGGCACAATACTCAAGTAGAAGATAGATTATTAGGATGTAGTTTAACCGGATGGCAGGATGCTATGAACACCATTAATTACGATATAGAATCACAAACCAAATTGTTAAAAATGCTAAATAATATAGCCAATGTTACAGCTGTACAATACGCACAAGAATTAAATGTTCAAACTCCTAAATTAGTATGTACAATCAAACCCGAAGGGACAATTTCTCAATTACCAAGTGTGTCATCAGGTGTGCATTTTTCACACTCGCCATATTATATTAGACGAGTAAGAATCAATGCAACAGATCCACTTGTTAAAGTATGTGAAGAATTGAATTATCCTGTAACTCCCGAAAACGGTCAAGATTGGGAAACTTGTAATACAAAAGTAATATCTTTCCCTGTCAAATCACCTATTGGTAAGACAAAATATGATGTATCTGCTATTGAACAATTAGAAATGTATAAAATGTTTCAAGAAAACTATACAGATCACAACACTAGTATAACGGTTCATGTTCGAGATTTTGAATGGGATTTAGTTGAACAATGGTTATGGGATAATTGGGATAGTGTTGTGGCGGTGAGCTTCTTGTCATTAGATGATAATTTTTATCCACAAGCACCATATGAATCTATCACAGAAGAAGAATATAATAAACATGTATCTGAAATGAAACCATTTATACCATCACTTATTAGTCAATATGAAATAGAAGAAGAAGAAATAGATGTAGGATCGTCGGAGTGTCAAAATGGGGTTTGTCCTATTAGATAAAATAGTATAATTATAATATTAGAAACGAGGTTGTTTTATGAAGATGATTTTGAATCCAAATGAAAAGGTAGTTAATGCAATCAAAAAACGATTAATAATTACAAATGGTCAATGTCCATGTTTGCCTGAAATTGAATGGAATAACGATACTCGGTGTCCATGCAAGAAAATGAGAGAAGAAGATAAGTGTTGTTGTCAATTATTTATAAAATTGGAGGAATGAAAATGAGAGAACAAATCACGGTACATGTAGAAAAATTAAATCCTGATGTGGAATTACCCATATATGCTAATTTGGGGGATTCAGGAATGGATATTCACGCATCTGAAGGTGTTACAATTTATCCTAACGAAACTAAAATTATTCCAACAGGATTAAAAGTTGCTATTCCAGATGGATATGAAATTCAAGTAAGACCAAGAAGCGGATTGTCACTTAATACTCCTTTAAGAGTATCTAATGCGCCTGGAACTATCGATTCTCTATATCGTAATGAAATTGGTATTATTATGACAAATACATCTAACGTAGAACGTAATACACCATTTCATTATAGTTTAGCATCTAAAGGTAACAATCTCGGCACATATACAATTTGCAAAGGAGATCGTATTGCTCAAATTGTGTTACAAAGAGTTCCAGAAATAGTTTGGCAAGAAGTAAATGATGTAAAATGTATAGACGGAGATCGTAATGGTGGATTTGGTAGTACGGGAATATAATGGGGATTTTATTCCCCTTTTCTCCTAAATTTTAATCAAATTTAAATAGAAAGGATACTATGAATCATGGCGGGAAGACCAAAAAGTAAAAATACAACTTCAACAAAACAATACACCAATGCTGATAAATACAACGAATCAAAAATGTTGAAGTCTAGTTTAAATAAGACCGATAAATACAAATTCAACATTTTTGATAAAGTTGTCTATCACGGTGGAATGTATCCTGAGCTAAGATATCTTGTGGGGGTTATTGTTAAACGTGCTAATAATAAACGAAGAGTAGATTATTCTGTGCAATTTGATGATGTTGATAATGCAGATATTAGTCGAGTTATCAATTGTGTTTTGGAAAGCGTTTTAACTTTGGCAGAAAAAGAAAATGTTAATAATACAACAGAAGAATCGGAGGAAATTACAAATGAAAATTGAAAAAACAGAAGTATTCGGATTTAAAGCGTCACTAAGAGGAATGAGAAACCCCAAGGAGAGCTACAATAAATCAGATAGCACACAAATATTAACCAATTTTCTAGAAACGTCTATGAAGAGTCAAGGATTCGACAAGAAAAATTATAATGTTGAACTTGTAAGCTTAGGAAAACTAGATCAAAAATTATCCCAACAATTAGTAAAAGCAGGAGATTCACATTGCAAACATCTAAGATTAATACAAGTGTGGTTTGATATGACTTTGCCTAGGTACATATGGCAAGAAATGGATACTTATCGTCATGTAGAAAAAGTAAGTTGCTCGACAATGCATAAGCTAATGTCATATGATTTAAAAGTTGAAATGTTTGAAAATGGATTTGATTATATGCCAGATTCATTTATCACCGAATTAACAAAATGGATAGAAAGATATAAAGAAACTAACAACCTAGAAGAAAAAAAAATATATAAATTAGTAACAAAAAGATTATTACCCGAATCATTTTTACAAAAACGCACAATGACAACAAATTATCAACAATTATTAAACATGTATAGACAACGTAAAAATCATGAATTACCTGAATGGCATGTGATATGTGATTGGATAATACAATTACCATATTTTACCGAATTGACGGGAATTAACGACTAAATCAATAATCTTCTCAAAGTTATGAATTGGTTGTGCAACATGAATTGGAGGCGAAATTAATTTTGAACAATATACTATATTTTAAATTTTATTGTCAATATTATTTAAAATATAAATGTAAAGAAAAATTAAATCAGTTAAAACAATTAAATTTACTAAAACAATTAAAACTACTTAAAATAATATCAATGTGTATTATAATAGCATTAATAATCTCTCTAGCACCAATTGATACTACACCCATTGATATTCCGACATCTATGCTGACCAGACTTAATACAAATACAACATCCACTACGTCAAATAAAGTAACAGTATCAACACACATGGCATCTAGAGGCAATATTGATCGCAATGATAGAATTGATAAGCCAATAGACACTCCAAAGGTTAAATCAGACATAAAATCAGATGTACAATACATTGATTCCTTTGTAGGCAATGTGACCATGTATACTCTTCATTATTTAGATTGTGGGAAAACTTCTAACCATAAAGAATATGGAATAGGTTCAAGTGGCATTAAAGTTAAAGCTAATCATACTGTAGCTATGGCATCTAATATTCCCTACGGCACCAAGATTAAAATAGAAGGATTTGATACAATATTCACTAATGAAGATACTGGAAGTGGAGTAGGGAAGGGTTGTATTGATATTTTTACGAATGATAGACAATCTGCTTTAAAATGGGGAAGGCAGAAACGTATGGTGTATGTATTAAGTTATGGAAAGAGATAATATGTGATAGGTACGTGATTGGCAAGTTAATTCAATTCATAACTTTGAGATTTACTAAAATTGTAATATCTATTCAACATTTATAATTTGCATCTTGACAAATCAAAGAAAACATAATATAATTAAGATATAATTGTACGTTGAAAGGTGGATGGTATGTGTAATTTTGTTCCTAGTATTCAAAGTAGTCAAAGTAACAATCGTTGCAACAAATGTGGGATTAGCACTAATAATACACTATCACATGAACTCAACATTCGCTTCTCTTATCCGAGCAAACTTGATTTACAAGAATGTAAATTAATTCTATGTGAAACGTGTTTGTTGCACTTATTAACATCCTGTATTGTGCCTGTTGAATTGATAGAATACGATTTTTGGAATACAGCACCAACAACATTTGTAAAGCATTGTTTTAATAAAATAAAAATGAAATGGGGAAAGCGGCAATGTCAAATATAACTTTAGAATATAAACTAAAAAAATATAAAAACAATGAGATAATACAAAGTCCACTATATGGTGCAGTTAAATTAATAAATTATAATTGTGAAAATAAAAAATGGCTAGTTCAATTTCAAAATACTGGATTTCAATTATATTGCAAACCTTCAAATGTAATTAGAGGAGAAATTAAAGATAGGTTAACTCCGACTGTATATGGGATTGGTATGTTGGGGTATGCAAACAAAATAGACAACGAAGAAGAATATTCATTATGGAGAAATATGTTACAAAGATGTTACTACATAAATGGTGAATATTATAATATTGTCCAAGTTGATGTTAGATGGCATAGACTGGATTACTTTATAGTAGATATAAAAGAAATGAAAAATTATGATAAATGGAAAGTAAATACTAATCAATATGATTTAGATAAAGATATATTACAAATAAACAAACCACGCAATGAAAGAATTTATTCAAAAGAAACTTGTACGTTCGCAACTCATATTGAAAATCACAATGCCAAAGATCATATGCTTGCAAATTACAATAAGAGAAAAACTATTAAAGTGAATTTCCCCGACGGAAAATCAGAAACCGTTACGGGTATAATACCTTGGTGTGATGCTAACAATTTAAATTATAGACGGGTTATTGAATTTTTAAAAGGAAAATATAAATCATCAAATTACAAAGGCTACACATTTGAATATGTTTTACAATAATTAAGGAGAATATAAAATGAATAATAAAATCTTAGAATATACATCGCCATTGGGAATATCGGGAAATCATTACATGTCATATCGTGTAATTAAAAACGGCAATAAATCATTCGTGAGTGCGTATCCTTCAAAAGAATATATATCATATAAAAAAGAAATGTTACCATATTTAAAACAACTTATAAAAGATAATGATTGGCAGATGATTAATGAATTCAAACATTATTATCTTGATTTAATTATCTATTTTGATTCAACTTCAAAAGACCCAACCAATTTTTTCAAAATACTTCAAGATATTGGCAATCAAGTGATTTGGTACGATGATAAAATTCTTCTTGGCAGAGTGCATCGAGTCTACTATACATATAATGAACAATGCAAACCAAGAATTGAATGCAAGTTGACTCCTGTTGAATATATAGGTATATGGGATTCATTAGAAGAATACGCACAGTTTATTGACAAATGTAAAATGTGTAGGAATTTCAAAAATGGTCAATGCAAAAGATTAAATGAATATATGTCATATAAAATTACTGAGGATTTTGACGTAGACAAGAGAGAATGTTTGGGATTTAAAATGGCAAAATCAGTAGTTAAAAATAATAATTAAAATATAAAGATACATTAACTCACATTTCACAACGAAAGGTAGATGACAATATTGTTTGCAAAATTAAGACAGGGGAAAGAAATTAAATATAAGCTCTATAAAGACTACGACCATATTGAATTTGAAGATGATGAATGTATAGAAGCAAAAAAAGAGATAAAGGATAAGAATTATCTTGAATGCATTATCTGTGGTGTCAAAACCACTGAGAATTTCAGTTATGAAAATGGTGTGTATTTTTACATTCCCATTTGTAGTAAGCATGTTGGAGTTATTAAAAAGAAAGAGAAAACAATTGAAGCAATAATTAAAAATATAAAAATAATAATTTTGACTTAATAGTTAGTCAACGAAAGGCGGTAAGAAAATGATTAAATCTTGTTATAATTGTATTGGCTGTGAATGTGAGCCAACCCATCCCGATCCAAGTGTGGAAACAAGTTGTCCGTCTTGGCTTTCTAGAGCGAAGATAATATGTGAGACAGATGATACAAACGATACAAACGATATGGACGAAGAAGAACTTTATATACCGGTAAAATTTAAAAAGACTAAAAGTGTTGTCATAATGTCTAAGGAAGAGCATCAAAAATTGTTGGATGAGATTATAGAATTAAAAAATAAATTAAGCACAATTGTACAATTTGTAAAGGATGTGATTTAATTGTATCAAATGTCAGATTATATAACAAACAGAATAGAAATAGTTCTTGATATTTTAAATAAATATGATCCTGTTGGGCTATGCAAATTAACCTCAAAGACAGAATACGAGCCAGAAGCAATTGAGATAGCAAAGTATGATTTTATCAGGATTTTGAAATTGAAAATAAAATGTAATAGAGGTCAATATGAATATCGAATTAATTAATTGCGAATGTGGAGATTGGCAAGTATTAAAAGTGAATAGTAACATTTATCACGAAGGACATGCAATTCATGGATGTATTTGGTTGAAGTTGATTAAAGAAATTTTACAAACACATTCTACATCTGAATATAAGGTTTCCACCATAACCATAAGCGACCAAGATATGGAAGAAAGAAATTTCATGTAATTTATTTATATTTTTTTTTGGAGGTGTCATATGCTAAATCGTAGATGTACTTATTGTGGTAGTCACGAACATCCAATCGAATTATGTCCTAAAACTTGGGACGGCAACACGAAACGAACCGTAGGATTACATTGTGCCTATTGTGGCAGTAAAAAACACGATATTGCACACTGTCCTAAGACATATCTAGGAAATATAAACAGACGAAATAATAGAAATGGATTATATCTGGATTAGAAATTTAGAAGATTAGAGATTGAGAGGGGTTTATTATGTTAAATCATATTTGTACAATTAGAAGTATTAATAATGAGACTTGTCAAGGTGGAATCCATTGGCTTAATCATGAAGAGTTCTGGTTCTTCGATGGGATTAATAGATTTTGGGGCAAAACTGATTATTGGCAGATTATTAGATACGGTGTTGTGATGGGTAGGATTGGAGTTGTTGTATGAGAAATAAAGCACGGATTAAACCACTGTTAAACAAATTACAAATATTTTGGGAACAACACTCTGATTTACGGCTTGGGCAGATTATATATATGTTGGCAGATACGCTAGATTGTAATGATATATTTTTCCCAGAAGATGATAAGTGGAGTGATGCTTTGGATAAATTACTGAAAAATCAAAATATTAGTGATGCAACAAATAGAATTAAAATATAAATTTGAGGAGGAAAGCATGAGAAAATTAGCCAGTATTAAAACAATTTCAGCAATTCAACCAATTGAAGGTAAAGATAGGATTGAATTAGTCATAGTAGATGGGTGGCAAATAATAGTTAAAAAGGGAGAATACCATGTAGGCGATAAGACTGTGTTTATTGAAATAGATAGTATTCTTCCCGCAAAGCCTGAATTTGAATTTCTAAGAAGTAAAAATTTTAGGATAAAAACCATGAAACTTTCTGGCGTTTTATCACAGGGTATTTGTTTTCCATTGTCAACATTACCGCAAGATAAAGAGTATAATGTTGAAGATGACGTAACTGAGATTATGGGAATTGTTAAATATGAGCCAAATGTGGATAATAGCAATATTGAAACAAAGAAAGAACATTCGTCAAAATTCAATAATCCAATTTTCAAATTTTTATTTAAATTTAGTATATTTAGAAAAATATTGCTGCATAAAAAACAAAATAAAGGATTCCCTGAATTTATAAGCAAAACAGATGAACCGAGAATTCAAAATATGCCATTTGTTCTAAATAATCAAAATATAAAATACATAGTAAGAGAAAAGATAGATGGTCAAAGTGGAACATTTTTCTTGAAGAAAATGCATAGAAAGTGGGTTTGGCAAAAACGAAATTTTGACTTTGGAGTTTGTTCAAGAAATTTAAGATTGTGGAATGAAACTGATTCAAGTTACTGGAGCGTTGTAAAAAAATACAATATTAAATCCATACTTGAGGATTTAATTGGCGATAACGATTTTGTAGCAATTCAAGGGGAATGTATTGCACAGGGAGTTCAGGGCAATAAATATAAAGTTGCGGAACCAGATCTATATGTATTTAACCTAATATATCCAAATGGAAAAGTTTTATGTTTAGAAGCTGAAAAAATCTTAAAGAAATATGGGTTGAAGTGGTGTCCATTAATTGATGATAATTTCACAGCATTGAATACTGTAAATGCAATGTTAGATTATGCCACTTCTAAATCAATGTTATACGACACACTTAGAGAAGGTATTGTAATTAGAAATTATGAGAAAAATATCTCATTTAAGGTGGTAAGCCCTGAATTTTTAATAAAAAATGATGAATAATTTTAAATGGAGGTTCATTGTGAATAATTTATATGAAAACATTCCTCAATATGCAATTGACTATTTAAATTACATTGAAACAATTAAAGGACTATCCCCAAAAACAGTACAAGAATATTATTATGATTTAAGATTGTTTTTTGACTACATCTTTGCTCAGGGAATTAAAGAGATATCTGAGGTTACATTAAGTCATTTATATTCCTATATGGGCTATCTAACGCATGACAGGAAAATATCTGCTGTAACAAGAAATAGAAAAATAGCATCATTAAAATCATTTTTTAAATATTTGCATAAAAAAGCCAAATTAATTAATGATAATCCAACTACAGAACTTGAAACACCTAAAGTAAAAAAATCATTGCCAAAATATTTAAATGTTGACGAAAGTAAAAATCTGCTTGAAGCAATAGATGGCAAATATAATATTAGAGATCATGCCATAATTACATTGTTTTTACATTGTGGCTTGCGGGTATCAGAATTGGTTGGTATTAATTTGTCAGATATTAAAGGGAATCAACTAATTATTCTGGGAAAAGGCAACAAAGAAAGAATAGTGTATTTAAATAATACATGTATGAAGGTTGTAGAAGATTATAAAAAGGTTAGAAAGATAAGTAAGAAAGAATCTAATGCTTTATTTTTATCTGAGCGCAATCAGCGCATTAGTATTCGAGTAGTTCAATGGATGACTTCAAAATATATGAAGGCTTGTGGGCTAGATATTACAAAATATAGTGTGCATAAGTTGAGACATACAATGGCAAGTTCACTTTTAAAAAACGGTGTCAATATTAAAGCACTACAAGAAATGCTAGGACATGCAAGTATTAGTATGACGGAAAAATATACGCATATTGATTCAAAAGATTTAGAAGATGCATTTAGCAAAAATCCATTAAATTAAATGAAAATAGGGGATTAAATCCTATATTTCTCTTTGCACAAAGGAAAATTTTTGTGCAATCGAAGATAGATGATATAGCTTATAATGGCTTTATACTGTTATTTCACTATTATAAGTCTTTTCCCACTTTTTCTATAATACCAAACTTCAAATTGTCTCACGATTATCATCCCTTTACTATTGTATTTAACTAGCATTATAATTTCTTACTTGTTCAGTATAAGAATTAATTATAGCATTCCAAAGTACAGATTCAAAATATAAATTATGATTATCAATCGGATACATCTTTTCCAATGCATATCTATAATTACCAATTGCTGTATCAACAACAATAACATTCAACTTCATCAATTGTGAACGAATAAGTTCTAAGGGTATCTTCTTCCGACTACTAAAATGTGTCACATCAGCATACATATTCACAATTGTATTTAATACTATTTCTTGTAAGGGTTTATCGTATTTATCTAACATACAATTGTTAAAAATATAATTCAGGCTATCAATCATATCATTTTGATTTGATTTATATAGATTGATAGACGTATGTATATCATTAGTATTTTTATTGTTAAAATTAATTATAGTTCTGTCGGCGTATTGCGACGGGGGTGTAGTCGTATTAATTTTTATAGGATTAATCGTAGGCGTAGGAATGGGTTCAGGAATTTTTGCCATCTCTCCCCTATCATCTTCTTTGTTATTGCCATTATTTACATCTTGTTCAATTTTTTCAACATTTTCAATTGAATCATATGGTTGAGAATATACAGTATATTCATTTGATGTTTGAAATGTCTTACCCTTTTTACTATCTAAAAATCTATGTTCTTTTTTAATAAGCTTCACAGATTCTAATTCTTTTATTGCAGATTTGACACTGGTAATCCCGATACTACATGCTTTACTGATTTGATAATGGCAAGGAAAGCATTTATTAGTTTTGTTATTTTTACATTTGGATAAATATAAATAAACGATTTTCGAATAATTTGATATGTTCATGTCAAATATGATTCCGTATCCTTTAAAAAACATTTCATTAGTTTGTCCACACATATAATATCGCTCCTTATCAACTGTAAAAATTTTTGCAACAAAGTTGATATAGGTGTTGACATGCTCTATGTTGTATGATATTATATATCTACAAACAAATATGTGCGTCTATATCGGGACTCTTGACAGGTCACTTGGTCGGTGGAAATGTCAGGAGTTTTTACTTTGTATTTACTTGTAGATATTGTATCAAAGGTTTCGATGATAGTCAATAGATTAAACGTCATCGTTAAATATATCCACAAAATTTAAACCCATCGAATTCGAGGGGTTTAAAATGAATAAATATTTAAATGTAAGTTAAATATTAAACCGTCACACCTTCATATTCTGATAAATCAATGTTCTTTAAGCCCGTCATTAACAACAATTCTATGATTTCATATTTATCCAGAATAGTTTTATCTTTTATTTCTTTGATTAAAGCCTGTAATGCCGGACGAATTGAAATGGTGATTCCAATATATTTATCGCTATAATTCAATCTCCTTTTTAAATCTACTCGTATTTTGTTCTCAAGTTCTTTAACTTTTTGTTGAACATAGTCATTCAGAGGAATAGTAGGATTTGTATTCAGATTTGCACTTGGACTGATAATTGGTATGTTTTTATTGTTATTCATAGATAAATCTGACATTATATTGTTAATAGATGTGTCAATATTATTATTAACATCATTATCAATATCCAAAAAAGCCTCTTCAAAACTTTTTCTTTTAGCCATTAGTCTCACCTATCCTTTTCAAAAATTCCAAAGTCAATGCATTAAATTGTAAGGTCGATGGATGTTTTGGCTCATATTCGATCAAAGGGATTCTAGCAGCCCTAGATTGTTTGTTTTTTGTAGAAGGTGTTATACTTTCATCGAATACTAAATCACCATATAAACGAATGATTGTTTTGAGAACTGCAGCAGAAAAGGTTGTTCGCCGGTCACTATTATTAATAATCATACCAAATAATTTCAGATCATGATTAATTTTATCTTGAATTGGTTTGACTATGCGATTTTCTAAAAATTGAAATCCTTCTATGCTATCTAAAGATGCATCAAATACGCCTACTATATTTTTTGCATAAATTAAAATATTAGTAGTAATAAGACTGATTGATGGGTTAGTATCAAAAAAAATAAAATCATAATCCATATAGCCATCTATTTTAGCCTTATCAAATATTGTTTTGAGCAACAAAGGTTTTTTAATTGTATTCTTGTGTTCATATTCTTCTTCATCATTAGTAAAAAAGAACAATTCATAATTACAAGGTAAAAGGTATATATTTTGTAGTAAAGCACTATCAGGATAAGGTCGTAATATCACATCGGTGAATTTACATTCTCCATATAATAATTCCATCAATCCTAATTTGGGGGTTTTACCGATTAAAGCTTTGGTTAAATTATGCTGAGGATCACCATCTACACAAAGAACCGAGTATCCCATTGATGAAATTACTCCTGCACTTTGGTATAGCAAATTCGTCTTACCAACTCCACCTTTTACATTACAAAAAATGTACGTATTATTACAGTCTGATACAATTGACATATTTAAACCCTCCCTGTGTTGTATTATGCTGTGAATTGTATCATACATTATTGGAGTTGTATATATGAATTTTATAATGAGCTTGAATTAATTATAGTACTAATTATAATACTAATTATAATACTAATTATAATACTAATTATAATAAAAACTATTAATAGTTCTAATAAATACTATCACTATAGAACTCACTATAGTTAATTTAAGAAAAGAAAACATAGAGTACTATCACAATACGATAGTACCCTTTTATTTAAATTTTTCTATACATCATTTAAAACTTCTCAGAATCCGAAGGGTTATTCCAGATACCAAATGCAGAAGTCACAACTAACAATAAATTAATTAAAGTATCAGCTTCCGGCAATTCATAATTAAAATATGTCTTAGCCACAAATATTAATAATGTAATTAGGGAAGCCCATGCTGTTTTAGATTTAAGTCTGTTTTGAATATTCATGTCATACCACCTTTCAATATGTATTATTCTTCAATAATTCAGCAAATTTGGTTAAAATAGCCTTAGCATACATGCCATCCACCTTACCATTGGGAACACAATTAGTCAGCCAATATGAAGGTGAGTTGATTTTTCCATAGCTGACAAGATAATCTAAATTATCTTTAAACTCTTGATCAACTTCTACAATTGGAGTTACATTAGTCATGTCATTAATCATCTCCTGTACTTTTTGTTTAAAATTTAACCATTTAGTCCAATCGCCATTATCATTCATAGTTTGAGGACAATTCTTTCGAGAAGCATCATAATGTCTGATTACTTTATCAATTGGAATATTATATGTTTTCATCAACTCAACAATTAATTCAATTGTATTTTGAATTGTCTGATTATAATTCCCATCTGAATTAATACAAATTTCTATCCCAATAGAATTTTTATTACCAATTCCATATTTATTGCCACCATCACCACAATGCCATGCTTTATCTTTAACTTCAATCAATTGTAATATTTGAGTATCATCACAAAAGAAATGAGCCGAGGCACTTTTGTCACCAGAATTAAAATATTTATAATGCATTAATGCGTTTGCTCCCGATTGTTTATTCCCAGTATCATGGATTACAATATATTCAGCAGTGTTTGCGTTAGGTGTAAAATTATATTGTATGAGTTTTTTTACAATATTCATCTTTTCCTCCTCTCCCCTATTTTCTTAAAATTTACATTTTGCTACTGACATAAATGTCGTTACCAAATTTACTTCCCAAAATAATGTTGTAATAGATATCCGATTACTACGATTATTGTTGGGAAGACCCCGCTTGCAAGATACAAATTGAATTTATTTGTTTTTTTTGTTTCGTTGTTTGATAGAGTTGTTTTGATATCATTGATACCAACGTGTAGATCTCTTATTTCGTCACGTAATTTTTGTGTTACATCGTTTGTTTTCTGGAACATTCCGTTGATATAGCCTTTTTGTTCATGAAATTCTTGTTTTAGGCTGTCCAACTCTTTGGAAATATTTGACATATTCACACAAATTCCAGAGTGTTCTGAACAAACGCCACGATCCGTACAACTGTCCATGTAAAATCCCCCTTTGCATAAAATATAAATATAAAAAGGGAGCTTGTCGCTCCCGAATGAAAATTAATGTATATGAACCCTAGTTGGGATTGTAGGATAGATTGTGGAATATAAAAAACAATCTAATTATTTAATCGTTTTAGATTGTTTTTATTAATATTGCATTTTTATAGACAATTATGCATTTGTCGATGGTGGGTTATAAATTCCGATCTTTTCAAACGCACAATGATCGAATTCAAATGTTATTACGTCTATCTTTTTCCTGCTAAATGTAAAATCTATATTTTTTATCTTTGCATAATCAACACGCATTTGAAACATTATATCATCATCGCCTTCAATGCTTTTTAGTATGGTATTTCCTACCAATGTTATATTGTGTGTGGTATTTTTATATTTCCCACAAAATAATAAGAATTTCATATCAATCAAATGTACAATATGTTGCAATATCCATTTACCATTTTCATATTTTAAAATAGATTGGGAGGATGTAGTATCTTGCCATATTAACTCGTTTGTAAGACGGTCAAAAATTTTTAAGTTCATAGGTTCCCCCAATACATATTTATTTTTGTACTCTTCTTTTTTGTCAATGCAATGATTATCATCACTACGAAGCTTACCACCTTTTTCAAGCAATGCCTTTATCGATTCAATTACATTCTTTCCTTCTTCTTTGCGTTGTTGACTTATTTTTTCCCGTACATAATGCATTTCTTCCTGTTGACGCATTTCTTCCTGTTGACGCATTCCTTCCTGTTGACGTATTTCTTCCTGTTGACGTATTTCTTCCTGTACAATTTGTTTTCCGGTTAACTGCAACCTATTAATGCTATAATATACCGTTCTTAATATATCACAGATTTCACATAATGCATTATATTTATTAGAGACTCTTGTACGATGGTTATTTTCTCGAATTGCCTCATCGAGTTTTCCTGAAAAATATGTACACATCCTACCAATAAACTTCAATGGTTCTGTCGATTCCCCTATATCTAGCTGTTTCATCCATTGCAATGTTGATTTAGACTCCTCATCTAACAATTCTGTATTCTTTATTGATGCTATCAAATTTAAAGCTGTCAAATAAGAGTCTTGCATCCCTTGCGCATTATGGTTCATATATCTCCTTTCATTCCGACTGATTACGGGAGTCACCCTATTTTTTATTTTAATTCTTAAACTTTTCATCGTAATATTTGTTAAAATCTTTATTCATTTCATCTACATTGGTGTATTTAATACCTTTCAATTCTTGTTCATCTATCCACCCTAGCCATATATGTCCTTTGTGTATAACTTTCGCATTACTTAAATCATATTTCACATTATCACTCATAAATCCTCGCTTTCTGTGACTATGTCACAACTTTATATTTTAATTATATAGTAGAAATATTTACTTTGGCTATGCCATATTATATTTCCACATCAATAGCATATCATATTATGGCAAATTTGTCAAGTACATTTATAAGTTAAATACAAAAATACTCATTGGTAATTATAATGAGCAATGAGCACTTTTGTATTTAACTTAAACTATAAGAATTAATCAATCACATAATAATTTTGCACTTGTTTTCATTAAGCCATTATATTC